TTTGAACGCTGCTTTGTACTTTCTTGAGTATGCTGATGCCTTGCGTTTTATTTTACGGGCTCCTGAATCAACAGTACGGTCAACAATGCTAGCACCTTCACTTTCTCGCTCGGAATCTATCAACCGTCTAAGAGCCATATACTCTTCAACAGTGAGCATCATATCTCTTGCCAAGGTATCAACCTCATGCGCCTTGTTGAGATAGAGCTAATGCCATAGCAGAAGCCTCCGACATAGTTTCAACGGTACATTCAAGGGTTACGCTGACATAAACATCAGTAGTCCAAGTGGTAGTGGCTTGACCGCCAAGATAGATTGCATCAACTGCAACTAAATAACCGTTAGTCCACATCTGAGGTAAAACATCGCTATCGTGGCTAATATTAGGATAATGGTCTCCTGTTAGAGCATTAACTCCCAAGATTTTTCCAGATGATATAACTGCTCTATTGCTACTAAAGACCATATCTGTTTGGCTTTGTGTGCATAGTTGAAACATAGCTGAGCCGGAAGTCTGGGTACCTATTTCTAGAGATTTACCGTCTGGGTCTGTGAATGATACGGCTATGTTGTGAATCCTTAAAACTGATTTGCCGAGGGCGTCAACATAAGCACCTAGGTCAAGGGGAATTTGTTGATAGGCGTTCGTATTGTCTGCGTTCAAAGTCTGTCTGATGAAAAAGGAATCACTTTTCTTAACCATGAACCTATCATGATAGGAAGAGGTTTATAATACTATTCTAGTAATCGTCGCTATACGCCTATGCTCTGCGCTAGGGATTTCCACTGGAAAACGCAACACCTAGCGGCTAAACTAAGTTTATTCTACATTCATTACCAATGAAACTATAAGGAAACGCCGTCTAGGACATACATGGGAGACAGAAAATATCGCATAATATGTTTAAAACGCAGCCAAATCGCCACAAAAGGTAAGGATGATTATATCTCAGACTGGTATAATGAATCTAATCTTGTCTATTGGCGGCCAAATAGAGCAGGATATACTGACCAATATGTCGAAGCGGGCGTATATTCATTAGAAGAATTAGCAGATTGTGCCGGTTGGTTTGGTGATTGGCTTATTGAACCGACTTCACATCAGAGGGATAATTAATGTGTACACAATGTAACACCTGTTTAGGCCTACAAAGATGTTTAGAATACAAAAGACCTGCTCATTACAAAAAATCTTGTGATGGAACTTACTGGATTACGCTAGAATGTGCTAGTTGCAAGGGGCGATAATCAATGAGTCGCCCTAGGTCTACCGACCCAAGCGTCGCATTGTCGATTGCTGTGCCTCAGTCTTTGAAGACACGGCTTGATCAAGAGCTATCTTACAAACAATCCCGTTCAAAGTGGGTATGTTATGCAATAAAAGAAAAACTTGAGCAACAGTTTGATTATGATTCGATATCAGACATTCAATTAATTGGAATGTTACATGCTAGAAGCATTATCGAAGATGAGATGGTCACATTGCTAAAGATGCGAGTTGTGGAAATTGAAGAACAACGATAAGATATAGCAGTCTTTCACACCAAACGATTCGTTCGTTTTGTTGTTTGTCTATTGGTGCTATTGCTTCCATTTCTTCTCAAGCCTCTTGAGTAGTTTAAGAATCTCTTCTAGCAAATATTCAGTTTGACTCATTACTGCTCACCTATTTGATTCAGAGATTGAGATGTTTCTTTTATCTTGAACATAATCTCTTCTCTAGAGCTTATTTCATATTCTTCTAATGTTATGTTGTAATATGCAATTTTATTATCTTCATAAAATAAACTAAGGTGATTAGTTGCAACATGGTCAACTCTTAATGAATATGGGTCTCCTGAGCCCCACTCTTGATTATATGTGCCAATTAAAGAATTATCAAAGGGTTGGTAGTTTGCAGCCCAAACCAAAAACTCCGCAGCATCAAAAAAGGTTTCAGGTCTAATAGACATCAAAGCCCAATTTACCGGTCTATTGGCACCTACGACAACTGCTGGCCCAAATTGTTTGATATCAACTATCCTCCAAGCATAGTTTTCTCTATCATCTTCAAAAATAGTAGTTAATCGATAATCTCCCGAAGCTATTGATTTTGGAGGAGCGAAACTGTTAATGTCATTTGATAGTGTTAATCTTCTTCCTGTTCGCCTCATTTCTTCACCGCCTTATGTGATGCTTTTACTGCTGCTTTGAATCCGCCTTTCTTCCATTTACCCGATTTAAGTTTGTATCTAGGCGCAGTCTTTTTGAACGCTGCTTTGTACTTTCTTGAGTATGCTGATGCCTTGCGTTTTATTTTACGGGCTCCTGAATCAACAGTAC